GTTGAAGCTGGGGCTGGTGGTATTAGTATCCTAGGACTACCGAGTTTTGATGATGATGCAGCTGCAAGTGGATTAACACAAGGTAACTTATACATTACAACTGGTGATGGTGCTTCACCCCTTGATGTAGCTGGTATTGTAATGATGAAACTATAAAAAAAAATTAATTAAAATATGAGCTTAAAAATACAAAATAGTAGATTATTATTAAAACGTTCAACCATAAGTGGGGCAACCCCGACTGTATTTACAGGTTCAACGGACTACACGGATGGGACTTGGGGTGTGAATGATATATATGGTGGTGAATTGTTCCTTAATATGCAGGACAAAAAACTATGGTTTGGTTATGATACAAGTGGTGGTACAGGTGTTGAACTTATATACCCCCAAGGTTCAACATCAGGTTCGTGTCTAACGGACTTATATGTGTCAAATCTATATGGATGTTCACCAATCAATCTATGGGACAATATCACAGTACAGACAGGTGTAACTATCAACTCAGCGGATGGTTTATGTAATATCAATATGGATTTTACAGGTATTGGAGAAATATCATTAAACTACAATGATGGAACTACAAACTCTATATTGACTTGTAGTAATGCTATAACAACTTATGTTGAAGACATTGGTTCTGGTGATTATTGTTGGTTACAACAAGGAATACAAGGAATTGACATTACATTTACAACATCAACAAGTTTAATATTAGATGGACGACCTGGTGATAGCACTGATAGCTTTCAATTGGTTGCTGAGGGTGTTATTAAAATGACAGGGGGTATCAATGCTCCTAACCCATCATATTTATTCATCCAAGATGGTAATATTAATTTGGATAGTATTAATATTAGTATGCCAAATATACCATCTTATGATGATGATGCTGATGCTGCAGCAAGTGGATTAACAAGTGGTTCAATTTATCAAACGACAGGTGGTGGAGCATCACCCCTTGATGTACCAGGTATATTAATGATTAAACAACCATAAAATAAGGGGGTGGTATTTATCACCCCTTTTTTTTAATACAAAAATACTATGAGTAAACAACAACCCGATAAATACAAAAAAAATCTATTGATTGCACTACGAAATCACGCTGGATTAATAACACCAGCTTGTAATGAAGTCGGTATTTCAAGACAACAATACTATTATTATCTTAAACACGACAAAGAGTTCAAGGAAGCTGTTGAAGACATCCACGAGGAAACCATTGACTTTGTAGAAAGCAAACTATTGGAAAAAATAGAACAAGGTAGTGAACGCTCAATACTTTTTTTTATGAAATATAGGGGTAAAAAACGAGGTTATACAGACACAATTGACATCACCTCAAATGGGGAAACAATCAATACAGTATCAAATATCAATATCAAAGTCGTTGAACCCAAAAATGATAAGTAAATATGGAACTAAATATAAATGCAACCCCCGTATTTCATAAGAACTACAATGAAATACACTCAAAGGAACACAGATTTATCATAAATGTTGGAGGAACTCGTTCATCAAAGACATATTCACTATGTCAAAATATGATTGTGTATGCCTTAAAATACCCCAATTCAATAATATCAATAGTAAGGAAGACACTTCCAGCATTAAAAGCAACTGTAATGCGTGATATGATAACTATTATGCGTGAATTGGGTATCTACAATGAAAAAGAACATAACAAAACTGAAAACATATACCGATTTCCCAATGGAAGTATGATTGAGTTTTTCAGTGTTGATGATGAACAAAAAATAAGGGGACGAAAAAGGGACGTATTATGGGCTAATGAGGCAAATGAATTGACATTTGACGAGTTCCAACAACTCAATTTCCGTACTACATACAAATTAATATTTGACTTCAACCCAAGTGATAATTTCCATTGGTTATATGATTTGGAACTTAAAGACGAGTGTATTAAAATCCATTCAACATATAAAGATAACCCCTTCCTTGAACGTGAAATAGTCCAACAAATTGAGGACTTGATAAATGTGGATAAGTCCTATTATGATATTTATTGTCTTGGATTAAAAGCAACATCAAAAGCTAACATATATAGTCACCAATTGGAGTTCAATGAATACCCCTCCAATATTGAGGACTTTTGTTATGCCCTTGACTTTGGATACAATCACCCAACTGCATTACTTAAAATATCTCGTTTTGAGAACACTTTTTATATTGACGAGGTTATCTATCAATCACTATTGACAAGTACCGACTTAATCCAAAAGATGAAGGATTTGGGGGTGGATAAGAACAAATATATTATAGCTGATTATGCACGTCCAGAAATCATTGAGGAATTGAGGAGGGCTGGTTACAATGTGATGAATGCTAACAAAAATGTGAAGGAGGGTATTGACGCTGTTAAGTCGTCTATATTATACATTAAAAATACAGCAATAAATACTTGGAAGGAAATACGCAACTACAAATGGAAATTAAAGGGTGATTTGATATTGGATGAACCTGTGAAGTTCCTTGATGATGCAATGGATGCAATGAGGTATGGTATCCTATTTATGAAAAAACAAAATAGGGGTATCACCTCGTCTTTTGTATCATTCAATTTCTAAAAAATCAATAAAAAAAATCAATATTTATAGATATGTCAATCAATCAAAAATCATACAATCAAGTTATAGGTTATCTTAACACATTTGCTAACCAACACCTCCAAGTGAAGACATTTGGAACTGGATTTCGTAGTGAAATCAATACCACAATGACAGAGGATAATGAATACCCATTTCTATTTGTTGAACCCCTATCACATATCATCAATAACCAAGTACAGACATATACCCTACGTATTTACTGTATGGATATCAAACAAAAAGATAACTCCAACCAAACGGATGTATTGAGCGATACCCTCCAAATACTGAATGATTTGTACAAATACATTAGAAATGATAGTACGGATAACTTTGACATTGTCAATTTGCCACAAGCAACACCAAATACAAATTATGGTGTTGAGTTCTGTGCTGGTTGGTTCTTTGATATTCAATTACAGGTTATCATAAATGATACGGATTGTGACATACCTCTGTAAACACATATAGATATTAAAAATAGGGGGTGTACCCCCATAAATAGCAGTAAACAAATATAATATGCCTTGTATAAAGTGCCCAAATGGTAAATGGAAATATGGAAATAAGGGTGAATGTGTTTTTGACACTTTGACTAAATGTAAAGACGCTGAAATGGCTATCAATATAGCAAAATTAAACCGTTTGAAGGAAAAAATGGCTAAAAATAATAAAAACTATGGACGAGATACAGAATGAACTTCAATTGATAGCAAATGATATTAAAACTGCGGTACAGGAAGTGATTGTGTCAAATGGATTGGTGGATACAGGGTTATTGAGGGACACAATTGATGTTAAAGTTGGTAATGATTTGAACCTTGAAATATTTGCTCAAAATTATTTCATTTTTTTAGATGAGGGAACAAGACGAGGTATCAAAGCATATAATTTGACTGAACAAATAGAACAACACCCCCTTTATATTTCAGCAGTACAAAAATTGGAGGGTATTTTTACTCAATACATACTTAAAAAACTAGGCTTACAATAATATGGCACTTACACTTATCAATTCACCACTTAAAATATCACCAGTATATAACCCAAATTGGATTGTGTATTCATCAACAAATGTATCACAATTAAACTTTGACTATGTATTTGATATTTACAAATCAACTGGTACTACATTAGCTAATACCCCATTTTTGAGGGTTCGTGTTCCACAAGAACCAACCAATCAATATGGTGTATATAATATCCAAAAAATACTACAAACATTTGTAACACCCCAATTCAATCCAAATATCACTGGATGTACACCTCAATCAAGTATTGAGTATTCAGTAAAGGTTGGTGAAGCATATACCCTTTATACAACTTGGACTACATCAGGTATTACTAATATCAACGGAGTAGTGCGTAATAATTTTATTACTACAACCCCTCACTATTTTCAAGCAGGTGATAATGTGTTATTAACTCAAACAGGTGGGACAGGTAGTTTTGGTGGTGTATTTGAGGTTGTATCAG